TGTTTTGTAGCTACAATAATATATCCTCTATTTGTTTTCCGGAAAGTTTGAGCAGAATTGCTCTATTGAACTAAAATCAAGTTAATGAATTTCTAACCTTGAAAAACATAATTCGTTAGTTATTTTCATCCCTACATTTCTTAGGCTTTCTAATAATTCTTTCAACTTTCACATTCATCTTCTAAATTCATTGCAAGTTTATATCCCATTGTTACACGTTGACAACTCATTAAATATTCGTCTGCTGTTAAACTTGGAACAATTCTACAGCTACCTTTTCCGCCGATTTTAATATCAAATGGAATAAGCTTGGTTTTATTATTTTTATTTATTGTGCTAATTCTAATGGAGTCTAAAATAATATTTTTATATGTACTATAATCTATATCATAAAAGTCTCCCGTAAATCTTGTAAGACTTGGAACTATAACAACTTCTTGTTTTTCATCTACTATTTCACTTTTGGGGTCGTCAAATCCTAAAATACCTTTATCGAGTAGCATATTCAAATATTTAATTGTGTTGATTTGTACATATAAATCGCATTCTTGTTCAATATCCTTAATTTTATAAAATTCGTTGAATATATAATCTTTACAGCCAAAATATGTTGTAAACCCACAAATAATTTTATTACTTTTCTCATTAAAAGCTATCCGGAATTGAGAATAATCATCATATTTATCATTATCAAAATTACAACCTTCAAAATGTTCCCACCATACACCATCCTTCAAAACTATCTTATGACGTAAATACTTTTTCAGTTCTTCCCAATTCAATATCTTTAATTTTTCGATGTTCGATGGGGTTAAGTTGTATTTGTTTGGATATTTCTTTATTAAATTAAAATCTATGTAGAAATTTGCCATATCTTTCTCTCCTCTTAAATGTGTGATTTTAATACTAATCATCACCAAAGATCTTTAAACTTTTTGCTTCCTCTAAATCTATCCCTATAATATGACTAACCTTGTTGATTGCAAGAGCAAATCCACGATTGTAGCCAGCATTAAACCAGTCATTGGGAGACTTTTCAGACTGTTCTTTGTTTTTATTGATGAAATATTGAGCACAAAAATAATTTTGTTTTAACCATTTCTTCAATTTTACTTCAGTTTCTTTATCCATTGGTCTATTCTCCTCTCATACAAGAGTTCCTTCCCATTTTCCATTTCTGATTAACATATCTATAAATTCATTCGGGTCATTACCTGCCGCTTTTACTTGCTTTATTTCTTTTTGCAATGATATTCTCTCAGTAATTATTAATCCATTTGTTGTTTCTTCTATGTTGTACCTATCTTGAAATACAATTTTTATAGGCTTCTCTACGTTCGGAATTACAAATATTCTGTTATTTTTGTCTTTAATTACTTTCATCTTTTACTCCTTCAAAACGATTCCACCACATTTGAAACTCACAATTCATCGTGTTTCTATCACACGTTTACATTACTCACTTAACACAAGCCAAGTTTATAATCGTTGGGTGTAAACCTGCACCCTTTATTCCATTGATAAAAATCTTTGGAAATACCTTCTTCATAATTTGATATGCCCCATTTACATCTGCATTTATTTTCTTTCCACAATTCGCAATAAATAATCCTCTATATACTCTACGTTCTTTTCTATAATTCTCTTTTATGGGATCTTCATTGTCTAAAAACGATGTCCCAGAAGTATATGATTCTTCATTCTCTATAAACTTAATTCCATTATTCGCACACTTATATGAAAGCATTTTTATAAACAGTTCATAAGGAATATATGTGAAATTTTGCAGACCCTGTTTCTTTTGTTTCCATTTATTGTTATACCCTACAACTAAAGTGTCAATTCCATATAGAACACACCAATCAACTACATATTTGCTAATACAATGCATCTGATATTTAATCATTTCGTACCGTTTATTAGTAAATTTTTGTAATTTCTTTGACCATTCCTTATCATTTACCTTCTTCAATTCTGATTGAATATTTGCCTTTTGTTTATTATAAAACTGATTAATTGACTTAATAATTCCACCTTTAACAGCTATCGGATTTTCACCAATGTTGTTTACCATAGTTATAAAATTATTAACTCCCATGTCAATAGCAGCTATCCTATCAGAATTTTTTGAAATATCAGGTGTTTCAATTTCGTATACAATTTCCATTATATATTCCCTACATCTTGGAATAAATCGACATTGTAGTATTCTATCTTTCGCATTAGTTCTAAATAAGTTATTAAATTTTTTGAATGGTTTCCATGCAAAATATACATAACCATTCTTTAATTTTACTTTATTACTATCTAAAGAAAGAACAAATCTTCCACCTTTTGCTTTATATTTAGGAATTTTAGGTCTTCCTAAATATTTATTTGGATATCTTGCCCAATCTTTAATAGCAACAAAAAATGATTTCCACATTTTATCAAGAATTCTCAATGTTCCTTGACCTACATTACTTCCAATATTCTTATATGGATTGGATTCTTTTACTAACCGAAATAATTCATTATAATGAATCCATTTTCCATTGTTTATAAATTCTTGACGTATTATATAATTTGCATAATTATATAGATTCTTAGATTTAAAACAATATTCATCTATGAATTTATAAAAATCTGACCCATACTTAATATTGTGTTGTTCTGTTCTTTTTATTTATTATGCCATATCCTTTCTTTTTCATTTTTTATGGTTTGCCACTTAACCAAAATAAACATAATCGCAACTATCCGGTTCAATTAAATGCAAATCAATAATCATTTCTCCGTTAATATCTTCTCCATCAACTTCGATATTTTTGATTGTAATAGTGTTCTCTGTTATTTCGGTTATTTCACCTATGTAGTGATCATGATAATTTGATTTTTCATCATATAACATAAATGCAATATCCTGACCGACAGAGAATTTCAGACCATTATCTGTCGTTAAAGTCTTTGTTGTTTTAATGCTATATTTCATATATTTGCATTTTCTCCTCTCTAAACAATAGTTTCATTTGCAATCTTATTCGTCATCTTGCTCCATTGGATAAATATTGCCGTCATCCGTAACATAATACATTTTAAAGTAAACACCACAATCTTTATCAACAGAGGCAAGAATTATCTTTACCGGTTTTTCACCCTCAAAGTCATCAGAAACTTTAACACCCACTTGATTAAGGTTTAAAGTTGTAACCGATACATTATTCGGATTTTCACATGCCACTGGCAGAACAACTTTGTTTTTATTTTTCTTCATATTTAATATTCTCCTAACACTAACTCAATATTATTGATAAAATTTTCATTGCCAGTTTCTTTCGTCCAACAAACATTTGTACCTCGATATTTCACTTTTCCGTCAGACGGAAGAATACCTATATTAATAAGAAGCCTTTTGATTATTTTTGCTTGGTCATCAATGTTTTTGATACAACCTTGTCCATGAATATATGAATTTTTAGGAAGAGAAATGTAAATAGTATTTTCGCCTACATTCACTCTCTCAACACATATTCCATGTTTCAAAAATGTTCCTAATAATGCTCTAAATGTTATTTCATATGGGTTCATAACTTCACCTACTTTTCACTTACAAGTTTGATTTTGTAACCGAGTTTTTCTTCTATTTCAGATAAAGTCATATTCTTTCTTTTGTCACCTACAATCTCAAAATCAATTTTCCCATCTTTAGATACTAAATCTCCAAAACCCAAGTTCATTGTCTCAATATAATATTGTTCCGTTATATATGAAGGATTATTTCGACTCTCCAATGTAAATGACAGTCTATTGATGTCTACTGGGAGTTCCAATGTAGTCGTACCTTTGACAAAAGAAGTATCTGTTTCTCCTAAAAATTCTACCTCTAAATAATACATACCGTTTTTGTTTATTATTTTCAAGTTGCCGATATCTGTAATTGTTGTAGGTTCTTTTATTTTATCTCTAATTTCGTATCCCATTGCTACCTCCGTCATGTTTTACTCATTTTCACCCACTATATATTGTGTTTATGTTTAAAATATCATCTATATATAGTATAAAAATTCCTTTGAAATCTCAGATTCAACCGTTAGTCATTTCTTTGGTTTTTAAATTCTTCAAATTTGTCTTGTTACCAGTCCATAAACTCATCTTTTGATAATCTTATCATTTGAAATATTATGATAACGCCCGATATGTTTAAAATAGGAACAAACATTAGTAGGATAAGAGAAATAAATGATCGAATACACCTAAGATAATATCGAATGTTTTTCTTACCTTCAATCTCGTCTACATATCCATTCCGTTTTAAAACATCTTTCGAAAACATCATAACTCCAAAAAATATCATCATGCACAATATTGAAAATGCAAAATGCAACTTTAATAACCACATATACTTATTCTCCTTCCTACCAGTCGCAATGTAATTTTCTATTGCCCTGTTTCAAATTTCGTCATTCCAAGTCCTCCATATTATAATTTTTTCTTATATATTCACACAAATCTTCCATTGTTCTTTTAATATACCAATCATTCTTGAATAACTTATTAACTCGACAAGTACAAGAATATTTTGATCCATATTTTTTGAAGAATTTTAGATTAACACTAATACTCAACAACGGCACTTTAGTGAATCCATCTGTTAACCACTTTTTAAGCCACTCCATGATTACCACCTATATTTTTGTTAAGAGAGTTCTAAGTGGTTCTCTTGTTATATTCTCTTTCGCCCACGAAATATAACTTGGGTCAGTGTGAGCAACGTCTGTCAATTTTTCACCGTTATGTTTTCCAAAGGTCAATATATATGTATCAATATCAGGCAATTCTTCTTTTGGAATATCTACTCCACCCAAAGTAGAAATAACCTCATCAGAATAGCTCATATCAAGATTCGACCTACTTGCTAAATAATCACACATATGTACAAAAAATTGCTCATCATTTTCTGGTTTTGGTAAAACAGTTTTACTTCTTTTGGTAGAAGTCCATTCACCACTATGGCTTTCACATAATCTTGCGATATAGACTTTCGTTTTAGCATCTATATCGTGCTCAACATTTGTATTCCTCACCCATTCGCCGGCAAGTAGTGGATGTTCATGGACTGTATATCGAGAGCCGTTCAATCCACACTTGACTGCATCATGAAAAATTGGAGTGCAACGTAGGCAGTCTCTTTGTCTTTCATTTGTTTTTTCTTTTACATACTCCAACCCAAGTATATAATTCATAACTTCTGCAAACATAAGAATATGAAAAATCTGTCCATGAGGTTGACACTGTGTCTTGTTGTGATATTTAAATGATGTGCTACTTGGAATTGTAAAGATATAATCTGGGATTTCCTTAATCATATCTGTACAGTAATTTTTAATTTCTTCTGTTTCAAATTTATTTAATAAATTTTCAAAACTTTTATCTTATTCATTTATCCCTCCAAAATTTTCTTTAAATTATCATAACCTCATTCGCCCATATAATTATTCTCTGTTTGAGATTTAAGCCAAGTATTTCTATGATTATGACTTGTACGGATGCATTGTAAAAATGCACTTGGTTCTGCTAACAGCAAACATCTCTTTTTTGCTCGTGTAAGTAATGTATATAACATACAATTATCCAAAAGTTGATGGTGTGTATTATCAATAATGCCAATGACCGTTTTTCGACCAGCCCCTTGTAACTTATGTACAGTCATTGCATATGCTAAAGATAGCGAAGTTAATTCTTTTTTAGTGTATTCAATGAGTTTGTCATGTCCGCATATATCCGAATATGTTACAACACAATATTCTTCTTTTTTCTTGGATTCATATCTTTCACCAATTTGAGTTATATATCCGATTTCACCGTTGAAAACATTTTTATCATAGTCATTAACTGTTTGCATAACTTTTGCCCCAAGCTTAAAATTAGTTTCAAATCCTTCAATACTTTGTTGTACGTCTCCTAATAATTCATTTTGAATGACCTTATTTATTTCGTTTGTACTATTTAAACAATCCTTTCTACGAGGAACTGCAATAACAACATTTTCAATCCCATCTGTTTCTACCGATTTAAGAAATGTTTTGATTGCAATATTAAAAAGTGACTGCCTATTTGAACGAAACATATAATACATATCTTGTAATTCACCATGGATAATGCGAGGTTGTAATTTCTCTGATATGGGATTAATATTCTCACGAATTTTGTTAGCATCTACAAGAATACCTGACTTTTCAGCTTGTCTCATAGGTTTTATAAGCTTACTTACAATAGAATCGTCAAGCATTTCGACTAAATCGGAGAACACGTTTCCAAACCCTATGGGCGGTAATTGTTTGTGGTCTCCTGAAATAATAATCCTTGTATTGTTGCCTATCGCCTCAAGCCAATGTAAAAACAAACTGGCATTTACCATACTTCCTTCATCAAGAAATGCGACATCAGTAATTAAATGATTATCCTTATCATGTATAAATTTGTTTAAGCCTTGGCAACCAAGCGTTCTATGAATTGTCATTGCAGGGAACTCTGTTGCTTCTGTAATTCTTTGAGCTGCCATTGCCGATAAAGCTGAAGCAGTTATCATATAATTATTCTCCGTATATGCTTTTACAATTGCTCGCATAATTGATGTTTTTCCTGTGCCTGCCTTACCGGTTATTAAACTGACTGTTCTATGTAGACTCTTACGAATTGTGCCCAATTGTTCAACTACATAATTAAAACCTTGCTCTTCCTCTGCATGTTTTATTGCCAATTCGATAGCGGTATCAGAAATATTAATCGTAGTATCAACCTTTGACTTGTCAAGAATTAATTGATAGATTTGTTGTTCAATATCATAATAGTATTTTAGACCGATACGTCCATTGGCAATATGAAGAAAGTTATTATTTTCAAAAAGCCAATCAACTTTATCACTACATTCGTAAACATTGTTGCTAATCGCAGTTCTCAGGATTTTCTCAGAACACCAGGTATGTCCTTTACTTTCGCCTAAATCCTTAAAGTAATATTGAATAAATGATACCAATCTTTGCGTTGAATCAATTAATTCTGGTTTTAATTTCAATGCCAAGTCATCGACACGTTTGAATCCTAAATTGTCCACGCGAGTTAAAACCCATGGGTTTTTTTCAATTTCTCTCTTTAATAATACTGGATTTGGTTCGTCAGACAGGAGTTTCTTAATCATCGTATATGTAACTCCTAATGGTTTAAGAAGCATAAGAATATCAGAAATCAGATAATTATTGATTAT